GGAAGCCTGTGATGGCTGTAACCTTCTAACCTGACCCATACTTTGTATGAGGTTAATCCCTTCGGGACAGTCAGGAGGTTTCGCTATGCAAACGGGAACCCTGTACTTAGTACGGGCATCCCGTGAAGCGCATCGTCAAGGACACTCTTATAGATGTATCCTCGATCGCTAACGAAGTGGATTTCCTCTGGATAACCCACTTTGTAAAAAGTGCCCATTGGGCGAGCTTTAAGAGCTTCTTCGAAGTCTCCAAGAGACAGAGAGGACTTTCCTCGATAAACAAGGTCCCATAATTTGGCGTACCTTGTCTTTAGCCGGACCGTATTATACGGTGCTGGTCGCTCCTTACCAAGGAGTATCTCCTTGAATAGGATAGGACGGAGGAGTTCATCTAAGATGTCTCCCTCCGCATGCCACCCGTTGGAGTACGCAGTACTCACAACGGATTTTGCAGATTGTATACCCTCTGGGTCATACTCCTGCTTAACGTCTTTCCACCCTCTGGATGGGAGACGCTTTATGATCATCTCAAGATGGGATGTCATAGCTTCGACTTCGCTCTCATTGAGGCGATAGCCGCGGTAAGAGTAGTTAGTAAGGAACTTACTAAGTAACTCTACTTCTTTCAGAGCCGAAGGCTCCTCGAGAAGATAAGACTCCATGATTGACTTAGTCAATTCAGGGGTCTTAATGTACATTTGGGTGACTTCGTCATCAGTGTACAGATTTAATCCTCCCCAAAAATTGGGTAGCATTAATTGCCAGTAAACACCAGAGGTGCGATCTGGCATCAGAGAACCCATTCTTTGAAAGAACCGGTCTCTTACCATTTTTACCCACTTAGTGGGGAAATGGTCAACGTTTAACCAGCGTAAGGTGCGTCCTAAGGACAGACCTTTACCGATGGCAACGTTTTTATCGGCTGCGACATCAAAGGATTTGCTTGTCGGGCTGAGAAGTCTCACTTTTATAGAATCTACAAAAGGGGAGGCCTCATACGATGCTGTAGAATCATTGATTCTACGAACATCGAAAGGTTTATAGATATTTCTAATATCTAATACCTTCTCACAGTATTTCACCGCTATGCGGGAAATACCGTGTTTACCGATAGAGATCTTTGATCCCAATTCGGTATGAAAGAACGTGATCTTCCGGAGGTACTCCGGAGGACCAATGGCCAGATGGTCATCACCACCAACGTGGTACGTTCTCCACCCTGGGGACTCATAGAATGATCTCCCCTTCGGGATACCTAGGTAGTTACGCATTGCGTACTCTTCTACAACTAGGTTTAAAATGGTTAGAATCACCTTTGTAAGGGGTTCTCCCATCATCACTCCTCTAACTTGTTTCTCTGAAACACCGTTGGAGGAGATAAACGTCCGGGGAAGCTGTAACAGTTCCAACGACGTATCTATAAGGTTACTGCGGATTCCGCATCCCTTACAGAATCCCGAGAGTAGCTGCTTTGCAACTATCTTCGGGATATGATCGGTCGCCTCAGAGAGGTCGGACGATAGGGCAGCAAAACCCTCAGGGTATTGCTTCCCAGACATCAGGTAAAGGCTTTGCCATGCCTGATCTGTCTTTTGCAGTGATGACCTCACAGAGGGATGCACTGCAAGAACGTCTTTTAGCACATGGGATAATCCCTGCTGAAGGACGTTAAGCCAGTATGGACCTGTGGTCACTATTCTGGCCTTAAACCCGGGCTCTGGCACTGTCAGAACCCGGCATGGAATGCCTAATCCGGTCTTTGACCAGTCGACATAGTCGAGGTAGGCACAAACAACGATTTGCTGGCCAATGGCTTCATCAAATCCTTGATAATAGAGGTTTTGCTCTGCAAAAATCTCTTCCCGAATGACACTCCCAAAGGGGGTGTCAGGGTAATGGCCATACGGTTGTCCACGACACCAGTAGCGCCATCTTTCCTCACCTTGAGGGCAATGAAGTTGCCCGAAGGGTGTTTCGACGGTTTCGTGTTCCGAAGGACGCACGGTCAACCGCTGAATCAGGGCATCCCTGATTTCCTTACCACGACCTCCTTCTAGGACGGTGTGGTAATACGATCCCGCACAGCTCATAGAGATGTGCGGCCTCGTAACTGCCGAGTCACAGAGTGATAGGCATTTTTCGCCAATCCTCTCTGCGAGGGTGTTGGCGAGTATTAGGGTCTCCACATCTAAAGGGTATGGATTCTCTATAGTTACGTAGAATTTCTGCATAGCAGATTTCTCCGCCCTCCTATCGGCAGCTGGAAGCTGACGAGACGAGGTTAAGTGGGCAAACCCCTCTAAGAGGCGTTTATCCACATCCTGCGAGATGATTCTCTGAATCTTCTCCCAGTTACCTAGAGCCTTCCAAACGAAGTTATGGGGGCCTGGGACCGGAATTCGGGGGTGAAACCCTGCGAGCCGATTGTAAAGGAAAGTGTTAAACTCTTTCCAATACTCAACAAGTTTCCCTACATTGTAGGGACCTTGAACGAGGCAATGGCGTACTACGTACGTTAACCTCTTACGACTCTCAAGTGTCTTGAAAAGATCGAGGTCGAACAGAAGGAGGGCGTCAATGACCCCATGGATCAATTCCTCAATCCTTCTGATCTCTGAGTCGCTCCTACCGAGTAGGATCCGACTTTGGGAACGGGACAGTCCGTAGTTGGTCATTAACCAAGCGGACCTCTTGTCTCTAGAACCCTCCTTGAAGGATGAGGTTCTGGAGAACGTTTTCCCCTGGAATTTAATTCCAAGGAGGGAAAACGTACGGGAACCGAAGACATAGTCTTCGTTCTCGAGTATTCTAGGGACATAGTCCCTAGAGTATAAACAGCCACCACTCAGGCGCCTAGGCGATCCTGGGTTCGATGGTTTGTTCATAACACAGGCTTGACA